TTTCGTTCAGGAGCGAGACTACAAACTCCATATAGAAAACGATGAATGGTATGGTGATATACGTGAGGTAAATGAATTCGCTTCTTTACCTGCAATAAAAGTTTTTATGGATAAGATCTCTAAGGTTAAACCTAGAGACTACCAGTATCGTGCAGTGCATGAAGCAATACGAATGAACCGTAAGCTACTTCTTTCTCCTACGGGGTCTGGGAAGTCTCTTATGATCTACGCCCTCGTCAGATACTATTGCGCCACCGCAAAGAAGATACTTATAATCGTGCCAACTACTTCCCTTGTGGAGCAAATGGTCAATGACTTCAGTGACTACGGATGGAGTGCGGATGCTCATGTTCATAAGATATATGGTGGGAAGGATAAAAATACTAATAAAAATGTTATTATTTCAACGTGGCAATCTATATACAAATTTCCTAAGAGATACTTTGATGATATAGATTGTGTTATAGGTGATGAAGCTCACCTCTTTAAGTCTAAATCATTAACAGGAATAATGACGAAACTTCATAATGCGAAATATAGATTTGGTTTCACTGGTACATTGGATGGAAGTAAAACGCATAAGTGGGTGTTGGAAGGACTCTTTGGTTCTTGTGATAGAGTAACAAAGACTGATGATTTAATCAAGTCTGGATACCTATCGGAATTTAGGATCAAGATATTGTTGTGTAAGCATGACCCTGCACACTTCGAGTCTTTTCATGAAGAGATAGATTATCTTGTTGAACATACTGCCAGAAATAACCTTATTAAAAATTTAGTTAAAGATCTGACTGGTAACACTCTAGTACTATTTAACTATGTCGAGAAGCACGGAGAACCACTTTTCGATTTAATAAATAATTCTGTAACATCATCGCGCAAAACGTTTTTCGTTCATGGTGGGGTAGATGTTGAGGATCGTGAAGAGGTCCGTCAAATTACAGAGCAAGAATCAAATGCAATCATCGTCGCGTCCTATGGTACTTTTAGTACTGGTATCAATATTAAGCGTCTTCACAATATCGTGTTCGCAAGCCCCAGTAAATCCAGAATTAGAAACCTCCAAAGCATTGGTAGAGTCCTTCGCCGCGGGGAAGGAAAAGATATAGCAACACTATATGATATCGCAGATGATATTGGTGGACAAAATTATACTCTTAAACATCTTAATGAAAGAGTAAACATCTACAATGATGAGAATTTTAAATACGAAGTAATCAGAGTTAACCTGAGATGACAGAACCAGATTTAAACCTAGCAGAAGAAGAGTTCTTCGCAACTCTAAAATTGATCTCTGGTGAAGAGGTCATAGCAAAAGTGTGCTATCTTCCTGAAGACGATAAAGTTATTCTGGAGAATCCTCTACAGGTAGAGTCTGCTCGTACTAGAAAAGGTAACTTAGAAATTGCAGGGTTCTCTCTCAAAGAGTGGGTTGCTGCATCCTTTGAAGATATGTACATCATTAATAGATCTCATATTATTACTTGCACAGAATTGGATGATCATATTAAAAACTTCTATGAAGTAACCATCCAAAGAATAAATGCTGGTAAAGGTCCACAAAGCAAGGGATCAAAACTCTCTAGAGAATCTGGATATCTGGGTTCTATAATGGAAACCAAGAAGAACTTAGAGAGTATCTATAAAAAAAGCTAAGCACTTCATCCCTTCAACCCTGCACAGAGTTATCCTACTGGGTTTTTGGTCTCGTGTCAAGCCCCTTTACAAAAGTCAAACTGGGTGCTATACTTAATACAAGTTTGATACTCAAACATGGCAGCAAGAGTAATGGCAAGAAAAAAGACAGAATACTACGTCAATAATAAAGAATTTCTTACTGCGATAAGTGCGTATAGAGATAAAGTTTTTGCTGCTAAAGAGGCAGGTGATCCCAGACCCAGAGTAACTAATTACTTGGGGTCTTGTTTTTTAAAGATCGCTACCCACTTATCGTATAAACCTAACTTCGTTAATTATATGTTCCGTGAAGATATGATATGCGATGGTATAGAAAATTGCTTACAATATATTGATAACTTTGATCCAGAAAAATCAAAGAATCCATTTGCTTATTTTACACAGATTATATACTATGCATTCTTAAGAAGAATACAGAAGGAAAAGAAGCAACTGGAAATTAAAAATAAGATCCTAGAGAAGTCAGGGTATGATGAAGTCATGCATACTGACACATACGAGGGTACAATGACAGGTATGAATGCTTCTTATGCTGACATGGGAAGTATTAAAGAGAACATAGAAACTAAAATGAACCGCTGATGGAAGAACAGCACATCAATGATCTCTACGAGGACATGCATAGAATTAATGCCTTGTATGAAGAACTAATGTGGCCACATGATGTGGAACTTGAGTTTATAGCAGACTATGCAAACAACCGTATCATAATTAAAACCAGAGATGATTCTTGAAATTCAATTAGCAATAGTAAAAAGATTGAGAGAGTTATATCCTCAAACAAGAAAGGTATATAATATAAAGACACGAATGCTATGAAGATAGCAATCATCACAGACCAACATTTAGATGGTCGCAAAGGTTCACTAGCATTCTGGAAGTTCTTCCAAAGATTTTACGATGAAATATTTTTCCCTACTCTTGAGAGAGAAGGTATCACCACTGTCTTTGATTTGGGCGACACATTTGATAATAGAAAGTCTGTGGACTATAATACTCTTGCTCGCATTAAGGCATCTTATTTTGACAGACTTGAAAAGTATGATGTACACATGATTCTTGGGAATCATACAACATACTATAAGAACACAAATAAAATTAATTCTCCTGAACTGTTATTAGAACAGTACAATAATATAACCATCTACACAGAACCTAAAGAGATAACTCAAGGTGGTAAGAAGTTCCTGATGCTTCCATGGATTAATTCTGGTAATAATGATCAGGCAATGAATATTATAGATAAGTCGAACGCAAGTATAGTGTGTGGTCATTTAGAATTGAATGGGTTTGAAGTGACACCCGGAATGAGATTCGATCATGGAGGAATGGAAACTTCTATATTTAAGAAGTATGATCGTGTCTGGTCTGGTCACTTCCATCATCGTTCTAAGAGAGGGAATGTACAGTACTTGGGCAATCCCTATCAGATGTTCTGGAATGATTATAAGGATCAACGAGGATTCCATATCTATGATACAGAAACAGATAAGCTAAAGTGGATTAAGAATCCATTTGAAATTTTTGATAAGATCTTCTATAATGATACAGAGCATGATTATAATAAGTTAGATGTTTCTCACTATGCTGATAAGTTTATCAAGATCATAGTAGAAGAGAAACAGAATTATCAGATGTTTGAAACTCTGGTTGATCGTCTTTATAATCATGGTGTCTATGATATAAAAATCGTAGAGACACTAGTAACAGAAGATGATAAGAAGGATCTTGAGGTATCCACTAAGGATACTCTTACCCTACTTAATGAATACATTGATGAAGTAGAGATCGCCGTAGACAAGTCACACCTCAAGAATGTAATGAGGTCACTATATATTGAAAGCTGTGAGGTAGTGTAATGTTTATCGTCACCCTAGAGGATCAACCAGAAGGGGTATTCTCTGTGTGGTCTGATGATAAGAAGAGGGTGGTTCCTTTGTTTCAGGTAGAAGATGATGCTGAAAGGTATCTCTATCATATAGAAACAGATCCAGCATACCCACCTATGCAGTTAGTAGAGATTGACGACCATGTTATAATAGGAGCATGTCAGGATCGTGGTCAACTATTCACCATTGTATCTCCTGATGATCTTCTGATCCCACCTGAAGACTATAAGAAAGAATGATATTATTTAAAAAAGTTCGCTGGAAGAATTTCCTCTCAACAGGAAATACTTTTTCAGAGATTGATTTGGTGCGTTCTAGGACAAATTTAATAGTCGGTACTAACGGTGCTGGTAAGTCAACCATCTTAGATGCGTTGACCTTTTCGCTGTTTGGGAAGTCCTTTAGAAAAATTAGTAAGGGTATGTTGGTCAATAGTGTCAATGAGAAAGACACTATGGTAGAGATAGAGTTTAGTATTGGTAAGAATGAATATAAAATTATACGTGGTATCAAACCCAATAGGTTTGAGATCTATTGTAATGGTGAGATGTGGGATGAGGATGCTAAGGCAGTAGATCAACAGAAGAATCTAGAACAGAATGTATTGAAGATGAATTTTAAATCCTTCACTCAGATTGTAGTGTTGGGTTCTAGTACATTTGTTCCTTTTATGAAACTGTCTATACCACAACGTAGAGAAATCATTGAGGATATATTAGACATTCAAGTATTCTCTATAATGAATCAAAGACTTAAGGATAAAGTCAGAGAAAATAATGAAGAGATTAAAGATTTAGATTATCAGGTACATCTTCTAGAAGAGAAGATAGGACTTCAGAAGAAGTATATGTTTGATATGGAGAAAAGGAATCAAGAGGAAGTGGATAAGAAGAATGAGAAGATAGCATCTCTAATGGAAGATGAGACAGTTAACAATGGAGAGATTGAAAATCTTACAAAGGAAGTGGAAGAGCTTTCTGTGAGGATGGAAGAGTTGTCAAACTCTAAGACTAAACTTAAGAAGTTAAATAAATTCCTTACAAAAATCCAAACTAAGTTATCTACATGTGAGAAGGAGCATGGATTCTTTGTAGATAATCATATATGTCCTACCTGTACACAAGATTTAAGTGATGAATTTAGAGAAGGTAAGATACAAGAAGGTGAAAAGGCATTATCTAATTTGCATGTGGGGTTAGATGATCTTGCTACTGCAATCAAAAAGGAAGAAGAAAGGGAAGATGAGTTCACTAAACTATCTCAGGATGTAATAGGACGTAACGCTTCCATTACTCAGGCAAATTATAAGATCACTACTATAAGAAAAAGCATTGGTGAATTGGATAAAGAGATAAAAGAACTGGAAGGATCTAATCCAGATAAGAAAGCTGAGTTTGTTAAACTAGAAGGTCTTGTGTCAGAGAAGAAAGATTTGAAGAGTCAGGTATCTGCTGGTAAGAAGGAGAAGGATACGTTGTATGTTGCTTCACAACTGCTGAAGGACAATGGTATTAAGACTAGGATTATCAAAACATATCTTCCAGCAATGAATCAATTGATCAATAAGTATCTTCAGAGTATGGACTTTTATGTCAATTTTACTCTTGATGAGAACTTTGAAGAAATAATTAAGAGTAGGTATAGAGATGTATTTACATATGACAGTTTCTCGGAGGGCGAAAAGGCTCGAATTGATATTGCTTTGTTGCTTACTTGGCGTTCTGTTGCTAAACTTAAAAATAGCGTTGACACTAACCTTTTGATATTAGATGAAATCTTTGACGGCTCGCTTGACCAATCTGGTTCTTCTGATCTTGGTTGGATCCTACGTAATTTCGATGATAGTACAAATGTATTTGTAATCAGTCATAAGGAACAGATGAGCGATAAATTTGACAGAACCATTACTGCTGAGAAGGTCAAGAACTTTTCGACCATCAGTGAGACAGTTAATGAAGTGACACATGGGTTGATCGGTTGACCCATATCTCTGCTATGATGTGTACATCAATAAAAAACAAGCATGTCAAGACAGGAAATTAAAGGAAATCTTGCCCGACTACTTGCAACTGAAAATTTAGTAGTTGAGCACCGTAATGTTGACACTGCATCTTTTGATGTAGATCGTAGAGTATTGACCCTTCCCAACTGGGACAGAGCAAGCAGCATTGTATATGATATGCTAGTTGGACATGAGGTTGGACATGCATTGTTCACACCTAATATAGATCCAGTAGCAGATTGCCCTAAAGATTACATCAACGTTGTTGAAGATGTACGTATTGAGAAATTCATGAAGCGTAAGTATCCAGGACTTCGTAAGAGTTTTAATGGTGGATACAATGAACTTAATGCTATTGACTTCTTTGAGATTAATGGTCAGGATGTAGAACAGTTTAATTTAATTGACCGTATCAATCTACACTATAAGGTTGGTGCTTCTGCTATGATTCCTTTTGAGGATAATGAGAAGGACTTTGTAGAACGTGTTGAGAAAGCAGAAACATTTGATGAGGTTTGTAGAATAGCAGAGGAGATATATGAGTACAGTAAGATCCAACAGAAAGAGCAAGAAGAATTAGAAGATATATCCATTAAGACTGGTACTGATGGTGGTACTACTCCTAATGAGGATGATCAAACAGAGACTGATTCTGAAGATTCAGAAGATCAGCAACAACAAGGAGAATGGGATCAAGGACAAGATCCTGCTGATTTAGAAAATCCTAGTTACAGTAGTGGCGGTCAGGGTGGATCTGAGAATATTCAAAATGATATTGACGAGGTTCAGACTCAAAGATCATTCGATGATTCTTCTAAGAATCTAACACGTAATACTGGCAGACCAATAAATTATATTGAGATTCCTGATAAGGTTGATCTTGATAAATATGTTGCTGATTGGAAGAGAGTACATGAATGGATCGATCTTAATAAGTATGATGATTCAATGTTTGAGGAAGAGGAAGGAGATTATGTATGGTACAAGAAAACTTATAAGCAGGTAGATCATGAGTATAAAGAGTTTCGTAAGTCATCACAGAAAGAAGTTAACTACTTGGTTAAAGAATTTGAATGTAGGAAATCAGCTGACGCTTATGCTCGTACTGGTACTGCTCGTACTGGGGTTCTCGATACAACGAAGCTTCATACTTATAAATTCAACGAAGACTTATTTAAGAGAATCAATGTTGTTCCTGATGGGAAGAATCATGGATTGATATTCATACTTGACTGGTCTGGTTCTATGGCAAATGAGATCTTTGGAACAGTAAAGCAGTTACTTAATCTAACTGCATTCTGTAAGAAAGTTCAGATCCCATTTGAAGTATATGCATTCACTAATGAGTGGGAGATTGCAGAACGTGCAATGGATGGTGATCGTGATTATTCTAACTATGATCATTACTATAATACATCTTATGGTGGTAGACCTCAACCAGAACTTAAAGAGAATAAGGTTCACATTGATCCTGTAATGTTTACTATGGTGAATCTTATTTCATCACGTTCTAATGGTAAAGATTATGAGCGTATGTGTCTTAATGTTTGGAGAGAAGTATATCAATTCACTAACAAGACTACATACCACAGCACAGCTGGATTGAATCTCTCTGGTACTCCATTGAATGAAGCAATCATTATGACTAATTACATCATACCAGAGTTCAAGAAGGATAATGATTTACAGAAAGTAAATGTGTGCATACTAAGTGATGGAGAAGCATGTGGTACTTCTTATGGTAAAAGGATCTGGTTGGAACATAAAGGTGAGGAATATATAAGTCCACGTAGTTTATGTGGCGACTGCCAATTAAGAGATCGTAGTACTGGAAAAGTATATGAAAGGTTTGATGGTTATTATAATGTAACTTCAACATTCATTCAACAGGTACGTGATAGAAATCCTGGTGTTAATGTAATAGGTTTCCGTCTATTAGCAGGAACACAACTTAGTAACTTCGTTGGTAGATATGCTTCTTACGAACATTATGATGAAGTTCAGAAGCAGTGGAGAAAAGAAAAGTCTGCAATCATTCCATTCCCTAAAGGATACAGTGCTCTCTATGCTATCAATTCTAAAGGTTTGGAAGATGAGACTGAGTTTGAGGTAAAGGAAGATGCAACTAAAGGACAGATCACTAAAGCATTTAAGAAGATGCTTAAGAGTAAGTCCACCAATAAGAAGCTACTTACTTCATTCGTTGATCATGTAGCGTGACAGTCGGGGAAGTGTCCATCATCTTCCCCATTCCCCTCTCAATGACCTATACTATATTCATACAAAAGAAATTGACCAATGCCATTTCAAGCGAAATTTACTGATGATGATTTGATCTCTTCTCTCGCGAAGAATGGAGAAGTGATTACTAGTCAGAACGTTAAAGACTTTGCCACTAAGTTTGGTGTACAAGTACAGAGCGTAACTAAAAGAATTAATAAACTCCCACAGTTCCAGAAGGTACAGCGTGGTAAATGGAATTTAACCATCGCAGAAAAACTTGAGAAAACATATCAAGCACAGTCTGCAAACAAAACAAAGTTGGTAGATTCTTTTGATCCATCTTACATAGCATCTCCTGATCTTACTCCAGATAAGGATCCAAATTTTGTACCGTTTGGTAACTTCTCTGATGTAAAGAGAATTATCAATTCTAATATGTTCTATCCTACATTCATTACTGGACTATCTGGTAATGGTAAGACACTTAGTGTAGAGCAAGCATGTGCTCAGTTAGGAAGGCAATTGATTAGGGTTAACATTACAATCGAAACAGATGAAGACGATCTTGTTGGTGGGTTTCGCCTTGTTAATGGCGAAACGGTATGGCACAATGGTCCAGTCATCGAAGCATTACAACGTGGTGCAATCTTACTTCTGGATGAAGTGGACCTTGCATCTAATAAGATACTTTGTTTACAGTCCATCCTCGAAGGAAAAGGAGTCTTCTTGAAGAAGATAGGAAAGTTCGTCAAACCAGAAATAGGATTCAACATCATCGCAACCGCAAATACCAAAGGTAAGGGTTCGGATGATGGACGTTTCATCGGTACTAATGTATTGAATGAAGCATTCCTTGAGAGATTCGCCTTGACATTTGAGCAAGAGTATCCTACAGTATCAGTTGAGACTAAGATTCTCAAGAAGGTTGCTGGTAATTTAGGTGTACTTGACGAGAAGTTCTGTGAGAACCTTGCTAACTGGTCTGACATTATTCGTAAGACCTTTAAGGATGGTGGTATTGATGAGATCATTAGTACCCGCCGTCTAGTACATATCATTCGTGCATTCGCAATTTGGAATGACCGCATGAAAGCAATCAAAGTTTGTGTCAATCGTTTCGATGATGAAACAAAGCAGTCATTTATCGAATTATATGATAAGATAGATGCAGACGTGGAAACCGACATTAAGGAATTAGGATAATGGCTCTAGCACAACAGTTAAAGGATGGGACTAAGGAGTCCCATTCAGCAGCAGAAAACACTAAGTTTATCGCAGGATTTTTACGAGGTGTTCTTAGTGTAGAACAGTATGGTAAGTTGCTTACCAACTTCTATTATGTTTACTCCACACTAGAGGATTCTCTTAAGTCTCTTCAGCGTGATCCTGTAATTGGTTCTTTATATTTCCCTGAACTGTCTAGAGCAGAATCTCTTTCTAGAGATCTTAGATTCTATTACGGTCCCAATTGGAGAGGACTTATTAAAGCATCTCCAGCATGTGATGCTTATGTTGCTAGGATACGAGAAGTCGAAAAGAAATCTCCATATCTCTTAGCAGCTCATTGTTACACTAGGTACATGGGTGACCTGTCTGGTGGACAGATCCTTAAAGGTATTGCTCAGGGTGTTCTTGATAACCCAGAAGGAGAGGGTTTTTACTTCTATGAGTTTGATAAGATTCCTAATGCTAAGGAATTTAAAGTTGGATATAGATCAACCCTAGATAACTTAAACCTAGATCAAAAACAAAAGGATGCTATTGTTACTGAAGCTAATTACGCATTCCGTTTAAATATGGATATGTTTGATGAGATGGAAGGGACTGGTGATACCTTTGGTAGAGGTCTGTTTAAGGTTGTTGTAGGATTAGTAAAACGTAAATTGTTTGGAGGTAAGAAATGAGTACTCTGGTTGGTCAGTTAGTTACAGTTAGAGATAAGCATTGCACAATCTCTCCAAGTCGGGTTATAAGTCGAGACGGACAAAAGTATCGGGTTATAAATCTTGACGGCATTCAAAGAGAGTGCTATTATGATGATATACTTTACGTTTGGAAACCGTGAAATACAATGAAGATGAACTCCTGAAGGAAGTTCATGATTACATCAGTCAAACATACAGAGGTCATTATTCTGTCGGAAACGTTCAGACTCTTGACCTTATTGATTCTGTGGGTGATGCTGAGGCATTCTGTAGGAGTAATGTCCTTAAGTATGCATCACGTTATGACAGAAAAGGATCAGCACGTAAGGATATCATAAAGATTATTCATTACGGTCTGCTTCTACTCCACTTCAATGATAAAACTGCGGCTGCTCAAGCTGCTAACACTGGAGCTACATCATTTACCGTTGATTATGACAAATAAAGTTAGACTAACAAGAGAAACAATTGGGGTACTGACCAATTTTGTGGATATTAATAAGTCTATTATATTCCGTAAAGGGAATGTGATTAAGACCATCAGTAATGCAGAGAACATATTAGCAGAGTATACTTGCGAGGAGGAGTTTCCTATTGATTTCGCAATCTATGATCTAGCACAGTTTCTTGGTACTCTTAGATTGTTTGATAGTCCTACTTTAGAATTTGACTCACCTGACTATCTTACTGTTAGAGATTCTGGTAAGTCAGTTCGTTATTATTTTAGTGATCCAGAGATTACTCTGAAGTCTGCTCCTGATAAGAGTGTAACTTTTCCAGAGTCTGATATTGAATTCACCATCCATAATAATGCTCTTCTTGATCTACAGAAAGCATCTAAGGATATACTCAATCTTCCAGACCTAACCTTTAGTTGTCAGGATGAAGAGATTAGGTTAGTTCTTAGGGATAAAGATAATGATACAAGCAATAATTTCAAGCAGAAGGTAGAGGGTACATCAAATGGAGATCTAGAACTAGATGTTAAGATGGAGAATGTTCGTCTGTTAGATTTTCGTAAGGTTCTTGTTGAGTCATCTGAACCACAAGAGAGTTTTGTTTATTCTACTAGAGTATCTAAAGCACTTATCTCTGAGTGGAGTAATGAGAGATTGGGTCTCAAGTATTATATTGCTTTAGAACCATAATGCAATTACATCAGGTTTTCTTTGTACCATTAATCACGTTCAGGTTTGATTACCATAGTAAGTATAATATTGCTGATACAGAGAAGCTTGATAGAAGACCTAAAGGGTGGACTACATCTGTCAATTCTAGTTTCCCTAACATTACAGATGTTGATCCAATTGTCTCTCCTCAAATAAGAGACAGCCTCATGGCAGATTTAAAACAGCAGATACAATATGTCTTTGCTGAGAATAATATACCAGACAAATTTAAGTACGATAGTTTTTGGTATAATATCTACCATGATACACAGGGACAGGAACCACATACACATCTTAATGGTTGTATGAGAAAGAATCCTTATTGGTGTGGTATCTATTACCACAAAGGATCAACTCCAACAACCTTTATGCGTCCTGATAATAACAACAGGATTCATAAGTTCCCACATCAAAGCAATGTATTCCAAGAGTATTTTGCTGACACCTTGAAACCTGATATCAAGGATGGGGATGTGATACTTTTCCCACCGTACCTAGAGCATTGCGTAGAACCATCTACCAGTGCTACAATGCGTATGACATTCTCCTTCAACCTGAGTTTAGATAATGAGTAAAGAATTTTTATGGGTAGAGAAGTACCGTCCAACGAAAGTTGATGATTGTATTCTACCAGAAACTATCAAGAAGGTATTTGAGGGATTCGTCAGTCAAGGTGAACTACCTAATCTTTTACTTACTGGATCTGCTGGTGTTGGTAAGACCACTATTGCGAAAGCTCTTTGTGATCAGATCGGTGCATCATATATTCTGATCAATGGATCAGATGAGGGTAGGTTCTTGGAGACTGCTAGAAACAAGATACGTCAGTTTGCTACAACAGTCTCACTGACCTCTGGAACGTCCCACAAGGTCGTCATTATAGATGAAGCAGATAACACGACCAACGATGTTCAATTGTGTCTCAGGTCTGCTATAGAGGAGTATCATAACAATTGTAGATTCATTCTTACCTGTAATTTTATAAACAAGATTATCGAACCACTGCATTCAAGATGTACTGTGGTTGATTTTCGTATTAAGAATGAACAGTCTGTACAATTACAAGGTCAATTCTTTGAAAGACTTAGAGGTATATTAAAAAAAGAAGATGTTAAATTTGAAGATAAGGTTTTGGCTAAGCTTATTAGGAGGTATTATCCTGACTGGCGTAGGCTTATCAATGAGTGTCAACGCTATTCTGCTACTGGAGCCATTGACTCAGCTATTCTCGTTGATGTTGCTGATGTTAATTTTGATAGTCTTCTTTCGGCGTTGAAGCAGAAAGATTTTAAGACAGTAAAGAATTGGGTGGTGCAACATATGGATAATGATCCCACCACTATCTTTCGTAAGATATATGATAGTACATACACTGTTCTTAAACCTGCTTCAATCCCGGAAGCAGTTCTTATAATAGCAAGGTATATGAAAGATGCTACTGTCGTGGCTGATCATGAAATTAATATGCTTGCTTGTTTAACCGAAATTATGATGAGTTGTGAATTCAGATGATTGATGCTATAAACATTGATACCCCATATATTTGGAAAGGTCATCTTGATCGTCCTAAAAGTTATGGTGAGATAAAACAGAATCTATCATTAATAAAAGATCAATGTAGTGGACAGATTCAATCTCCTTTAGAGGAGGGTGATGCATTTTCTACAGTTGGTTATGATAGGTATCGTCCACATAGGATAGAAGAGCTTGCACCATTTTACAAACAGTTGTATAATGATTTACAGTTCATTCATTTTAGAGTGAATGATCGAACTCGTGTTCCTAGTCATATGCTTAGTCCTGTATTTGATACAGGATTTCATAGTGTTGATTTACAGGACAGACAGAGAACAGAAGATAAGTTCTTTTTGATAGATAGATCATGGTTTAATGTTCATTATAGAGGTGCTAGAACACTACCACATGATCACGGAATTGTTGATTATGTCTGTGCTTATTATTTGAATCATCCAGATAACAGTGGTAACTTTATGGTTGAACCATCTGGAGGTATGAATACTGCTGTATTGAATAGTGACAGTACTAAGATTAGTTACAGTCATAAACAGAATCCGTTAACCATTCCTGTAGAGACAGGTGATTATCTAATCTTTCCGGGACACGTCACACATGGATGTGAATCTAGTGATAGTGACGAGGAACGGATTGTACTAACAACGAACATAGTGGTGAATAAGTATGACTAAACTAAAGAAGAAACAAAGACATCAGGTTAAGTCCAGATTCTATTATTTGTTTTGGGGTGCTGCAACAGTATCAGTATTTGCAGGACAGATGTATGTTGGATCTGGTTATCGTCAGATGTCAGAAGCAATTAATGAGTTGCTTGATCAGGTAACTGTTGCTAGACAGAGGTTCTATTAATGCCAAAGACTCTTAAGTCATTGAAAACACCACTTAGATATCCAGGTGGAAAGTCACGTGCTGTAGTTAAATTGCTACAGTATTTTCCTGACTTGAAAGGATACAAGGAGTTTCGTGAACCATTCTTGGGTGGTGGTTCAGTAGCGTTGGAGATTACAAAGAGGTATCCTGATATAAAGATATGGGTTAATGATTTATACGAACCATTATATAATTTTTGGTTTGAGTTACAGCATGATGGAAATGCCCTTTATAAAGAAATAAATGGTCTTAAAATTTCTCACCCTAATGATGACTCATGTCGATGTTTATTTCAAATAATGAAGGAGAGTATTAATGACAAAGAAAAATCTAACTTTGATCGTGCCGTCGCTTTTTATATCGTTAATAAGTGTTCCTTTAGTGGTCTTACTGAGTCTTCTTCCTTCAGCCCACAAGCGTCACAATCCAACTTTTCCATCAGTGGAATCGACAGACTTACCGAATACAGCGAACTCATCCAAAATTGGGGAATAACAAATCTTTCTTATGAGATGATGTTGACTGACGAGAAGAGTGTGTTCACATACTTAGATCCACCATATGATATTAAAGACAATCTTTATGGTAGAAAGGGTGGAATGCATAAGAAGTTTGACCATGATGACTTTGCTAAGATATGTGACGAATTCACTGCCCCTATGCTGGTCTCATACAATTCCAGTCAGATCGTGAAGGATCGATTTAAGGAGTGGACAGTTGGGGAATTTGCACACACTTATACCATGCGCTCCGTGGGGTGCTATAATATAGATCAAGCAAGCAGGAAGGAACTAGTCCTTACAAACTATGAAGTGTGAAGTAAAACTATTCGTTGCAGGAACCGTCTTTAAGGAGACTGTACAGTGCCGCAACTATGATGAAGCAAGAAAAGTAGCACTTGCCCGTAACCCTAATGCTAGGGTTGTTTCCGTTAACGCTGTATTTTCATGAAGTATCTAGAAGAAAAAATCAAGACCGCTGAGGAACGCATCCTTGAGTTGCAACTCCTTATTGATGCTTGGAAAGAACAACTAAAAGAAAAAGATGAGTAAACCAAAGCCAGGAAGTTACATAGACACTCAGGGAATGAGTGGTCCTGCTGATCCAAATCAAAAAGGATCGGGCGATAAGGTATTTAAACCTATGATAAAATTGCCTCAACGGTTGTTCACTCCAACATATGTTGAGGAGATGAAGATATTAATTAACGAAGTATTGGATGAAAGAGAGTATAAGAATAAATTAAAGGGAGGGTATGATGATCCTAAACCACCAGAACAATCTTATTGGGATATGACAGGTCGGGAGTATGAAGTAAGATGAAGATAACACAGAAGATTATAGATGATCTAGAGAAGGCTCTAGATATGAGAAAGAAGAATGGTGAACCTGTGTGGGATGATGGAGACGAAATAGATGTTTGTGTTGGTGGTACGTTCGCAGCGGATAAATTTATCTCACTAATCAATCGCACTAAAGAAAAATGAGACTAGGAGTAATGTGTTCTGGCAACGGAACGAACTTCGAGAACATAATTCGGTCAGTAACCAAGCATGAGGTTGTGTTAATGATACACAACAAGAGTGAATGTGGTGCTGCAAAAAGAGCAGAGAAATTTGGTATTCCTCATTGCTGTATTAAGGCAAAGAATGAAGATAGTATGAGGCAGTTGTTTAAAGCATGGAGAGTAGATCTTATTGTCCTTGCAGGATATATGAGGGTCGTTAAAGATCCAGCAGCATTTCATTGTCCTCTTATAAATGTACATCCATCCTTACTGCCCAAGTATAAGGGATTACATGCAGTGGAACAAGCAATGGAAGCAGGAGAGAAAGAAACAGGATGCACTGTCCACTATGTTAACGAAGAGCTTGACGGTGGTGCTATAATAGAGCAGTCGGTGGTTAATATATGTCCTGATGATACTGTTGAAACATTAACTCAGCGTATTCAAAGGGCAGAGTACAGACTATTACCTTTAGTAATTAATCAATTATATGAAAGCCAAGAAAGCATTACGGAAAGCACTAGAACAGCCATGGCTCTACACTACTGAAGAGCTTAAGCAACTACAGGACAAACTTAGTGAACTTGAAGAAGATGGTGTACAAGAACTTTGGTATCGACGTACTACTATGGGATTCTCTAACAAACCTGATCAATTGAATGGTTAAATTATTGAGGATATGGAAGTATGCCTTGGGAAGTTTCTCGGATCATACAACTACAGAGTATGATAATGCGGTATGTGCTGTTCGCAGTATTATTTTCATTACTTACCTTGTCACTAATTGTTTTATTACTGCTGGCGTGATACGCCATTGGAACGATGTACCAACTGAAAGATTATCTTTACTCAATCAACCAATCCAAGAAGAATATATTGGATGATGATTCTGATGCTGTTCGTAAGTATCAACCATATGTTATTAATAAATGCTTATCATCCTTTACCGATACAGTCTTGTTGGTAAATGAAATGAATAAGTCATGGCATCTACCAAAGAAGATGCAATATGATTTTTTAATAAATAGTGTGAAACCAAGAAAGAGGTTCTCTCCTTGGTCCAAGAAAGATTCTATTGAATATCTTGAAGTAGTTAAAGAGTATTATGGTTATAATGACGATAAAGCACTCCAGGCTCTACGAGTTTTAACGAAGGATCAACTTGAAAATATTTCATATTTATTAAGAAAAGGTGGTACACATGAGCGTAGATCATGATATTCAATGGAAACAGTCTGACATGGTTGAGGTCGCATTAGGCGAACCAGATGATTTTCTCAAGGTGAGAGAGACGCTAACACGTATAGGTGTTGCATCCCGTAAGGAAAAAAAGATATACCAGTCGTGTCATATTCTCCATAAGCAGGGTAAGTATTACATAGTCCATTTCAAGGAACTCTTCGCCCTTGATGGTAAGAAAACAAATTTATCATCCAACGATGTTCAACGTAGAAATCGTATAGTACAGTTACTTGTTGATTGGGGATTGATCTCTATAGATGCACTCAGTCAAACAAAGATCCAAGACTTAGCTCCACTCAATCAAATTAAAGTTCTTGCTTTTAAAGAGAAGGGTGAATGGACTTTAGAATCCAAATATAATATTGGTAGGAAGAAGCAGGAAGTAGAGTAAACCGTCCTCTATGATTAGAGTCTTGTGTTATAATTAATACTGATCGCCGTAAGGGATCACAAAACACAAACTCGCTTAATAAAGGAGCTAACAATCATGGGTAACAAAGACCTTAACCACTTCGTGTGGGAACATTACACACCGTTTTCTATTGGATTTGATGACACATTCAGAAGACTTGAATCGTATGCGTCAGGAGCAGGATCAAATTATCCTCCTTATAACGTCATTAACGGACCTGATGGTAGAACCAGTTTGGAGATCGCTCTTGCTGGATTTTCAGAGTCAGATATCGAAGTTACAACAGAACGGAATGTTCTGAAAGTTTCTGCATATCCAGAGAAGAAGGAAGAGAATTACAAGCATAGAGGTATAGCCTCTAGATCGTTCAGCAGACAGTGGGAGATTGGACCAGATGTAGAGGTTAAAGAAGTAACCTTTGTCAATGGTTTACTTACTGTCCATCTAGAGAGATTTGTACCAGATTCACAGAAGAGAAAACTTTGGTTCGGAAAGGAACTTAAAAAGCTTGACTCTTCTGTTTCTTAATGCTATACTAACCACAGCGCGAATACGATATGGCCTGCCAAGTAATTACCCTAAGAACTGGGGAACGTGTTATCACGGAACTCAAGGAAATATATGATGGAGAGGGGGATAATAAGAAGGGAGTATGTCTTCTCATGGAAGATCCATACGTCCTACACTTAGATACCGCTGAACCACAGTATCTTACTGAGCAATTAGGTTCTGAGTATAAGGTTCGCTTTAGCAAGTGGAATCCTTATTCTTCTGACTGGCAATTCAAAATGCCTTATGATGCAGTTATGACTATTAGCAATGCTGAACCAGGATTGCAAACATCATACGAACAAAAGATCAAAGAAAAACGTGAAGTTGAATTAGAAAGCTCATTAAAACTAACAAAGGAGATGCATAGTGGAGAACGAACTGAAGACGAATCATAATGCAAGGGTCGTAACTCTCGCCACTGGCGAAAGAGTTTTATGTCTCTTTGGAGAGGTTCGTAGTGAAGATCAAGAAAAGGTAATTGGGTATAGGATGTTATATCCTTACACATTATCACTTGGTGATGTGAACCCAGACGACGGAACCATTCCTATTCGCTATGAAAGGTGGTGTCCATTTAGTCCTATCGAAGAACACCGTATTGGTGGTGAGCACATTCTTACATGTGTCTTCCCTGATAATGGTATCCTAGATAATTATGTAAGTAGACTGCATGAAATCGGTCTATCAGATGAGCAAATATTCTTCGAGGTAAATGATGGAGAGCCAGCAGCAGGAACCGATTCAACAACAGACGATACCACAGATACTTCTACTGAAGCATCAGTGGATACTAGCGAAGGTTGAAGAGATCGAAGGAGCACAGTTTGGTGACCCAGATTGTATTCTTGTAGATCCTATGGAGGTCACACCTGAAGGACAGTTGAAAGACTGGCTACATTTCTCTGACAAAAAGGAGACAGTTGTGCGATCTTCTGATATAATAACGTTTATAGAGCCTGGTAGAGATATTCTCTCTAGGTACTATGGATCTAATCCTGAAGTGTTGACTGAATGAAGTTCTATACCAGTGTTGAACAAGCTGGCAATCGTTTGCTAGTTCGTGGTTATGAAAATGGTAACAGATATAGCGTGAGGGTTCCTTTCAACCCCACGCTATTTTTGCCTTCAAAGAATTACTCTGAATGGAGAACTCTAGAAGGTGACTGTGTAGAACCACATAAGTTTGGTTCTATTAAGGAAGCCCGAGAATTTGTTAAACAGTATAAGGAAGTACCAGACTTTGATATCTATGGTAATACTAGGTTCCTGTATCAGTATATGGCAGAGGAGCATCCAGAGGATGAGATTAAGTATGATACTTCAAAGATAAGAGTCTTTAACATTGACATTGAGACCGCAGCAGAGAACGGCTTTCCTAATATTGAAGCAGCAGATCAAGAGATCCTTGCTATCAGTATCAAGGATAGTTTTACACAACGTATCACTGTATGGGGAGCAAGACCTTTTGTTAACAATGATTCTCAAGTGGATTATATGCACTTCAGATCAGAAGAAGCAATGCTCAATGCATTTCTTGGTTACTGGCAGGAGAATTATCCTGATGTAATTACAGGGTGGAATGTGCAGTTGTTTGATATGCCTTACATTGCTAATCGTATTGAGAGGATACTTGGTGAGAAACAAGTTAAACTTCTTTCTCCGTGGAGATTAGTTTCAAGACGAGAGATCTATATTAAAGGTCGTAGGCAAATGGCAGTAGATACATTAGGTATATCTACTCTGGATTATTATGATCTGTATAAGAAGTTTACTTATTCAAACCAAGAGAGTTATAGGTTAGATTATATTTGTAGTGTAGAGTTAAATGAGAAGAAGTTAGATCACTCAGAGTATGATACATTTAAGGAGTTCTACGAGAATGACTGGCAGAAGTTTGTTGAATACAACATACATGATGTTAGATTGGTAGACAAGTTAGATGATAAGATGAAATTGATTGACTTAGCATTCACTATGGCTTATGATGCTAAGGTTAATTATGAAGATGTTTTCTCTCAAGTTCGTATGTGGGACAACTACATATATCACGAACTGAGTAAACGTAAGGTAGCAATACCACCTAAAAAAGAAGCAGTTAAAGATCGTCAGTACGCAGGTGCTTATGTCAAGGAACCGAAACCAGGACGCTATGATTGGGTTGTTAATTTTGACCTCAATAGCCTTTACCCTCACCTTATTATGCAGTACAATATCTCACCAGAAACCCTCTGGGAGACTAGACATGCCAGCGCGAGCGTTGAAGGGATTCTAAACAAAGAGACTGAGATAGATGGTGAGTATGCTGTATGTGCTAATGGAGCACAGTACAGGAAGGATAAGCATGGATTCTTACCACAGATGATGCAGAAGATGTATGATTCTAGGGTCATCTTCAAGAAGAAAATGATTGAGGCTAAGAAGGAGTATGAAAAGAATCCTAGTAATGATCTAGTGAAAGAGATTGCTCGCTGTAATAATATACAGATGGCAAAGAAGATCTCTTTGAACAGTGCTTATGGTGCTATTGGTAACGAGCATTTTAGATACTATCGTCTTGCAAATGCTGAGGCAATCACCTTGTCGGGACAGGTTTCTATCCGTTGGATAGAGAATAAGATGAATGCGTACCTAAATAAACTGTTACAAAGTCGAGACATAGATTACGTCATTGCATCAGATACCGACTCAATCTATCTTAATCTTGGACCTCTTGTTGATAAATTTTTTAGTAATAAGTCTAGTGATAAGGCTAGGATCGTGGCCTTACTTGATAAGATCTGCCAAGATAAGTTGGAACCGTTTATTGACTCCTCGTATGAGGAGCTGGCTTCGTATGTTTCAGCGTATGACCAAAAGATGATCATGAAGAGGGAGAACATTGCCGATAGAGGTATATGGACTGCCAAGAAAAGATACATACTAAACGTGTGGGACTCAGAAGGAGTTCGATACAAAGAACCCAAGATGAAAATCATGGGACTGGAGACTGCAAGGTCTTCTACACCACAGTATTTTAGGGACAAGTTGTATGCAGCTTTTAAGATCATTATCAGCAAAACAAATGATGAACTTATCTCTTTTATCAATGAGATCAGAACAGAGACACGGAATCGACCATACGAAGAAGTCGCATTCCCACGAGGAGTCAACAACCTCGCAAAATATAGTCACCCAAGAGAAATCTACAGTAAAGGAACACCCATCCACGTAAGGGGTGCTTTACTATACAATCATTATGTTAAGAAACATAAGATAGAACATAAACACCCTTATATTCAAGAGGGTGAGAAGATTAAATATATCTATCTCAAGGTTCCAAATCCTATACACGAGGATGTCATCACATTTTTTGGTGACCTTCCAACTGAGTTTGGTTTGGAGAAGTACGTGGACTATCAGCGACAGTTTGATAAGTGTTTCTTGAATCCGTTGATTAATGTGCTAAACTGTGTTGGTTGGACACACGAGAAAAAAATTACACTAGGGAGTTTCTTTACATGAGTAAAACGGTTTGGACAGTAACATATCAGGATGCACAAATGGAAGCACTTGAAGCAGAACAGATCAAGGTTTTTGAAGAGAAGGTAACAGCAGATGCTTACGCCAACCTCTTGTCACAAGACCACGATTATGTTAGAATGTATGAAAGTGAGGTAAAAGAATGGCAGGGTTCTTAGATAATGTAATAAAAGACAGTGGAAATGAATTTGC